CCATAATGTTTGTGGGCGAGAGGTAGAGTTAGACAACCACATTCTTGATTCATGGAATGTTACTGAGCCTGGATAACCATGTGCTGATGACCATACTGGCTCTTCTAATGAAGCGTCAATGCCAGGGATGCTGTTGTTGTTTATAAATTCTTGTAATACTGTGCCACTAAATGATGTGGAAGAGTTATATGCTGTGATTCTTACTACACCGCCATTGCCTTCAAACATACCGCCAACATGCTCAGTAGTAACTGGACTAGCACCTGAACAAGTGATCGTAGTTGTATCGCCCACTACTGGATTAGAACTACCGCAGCTAAATGTACCTGCGTCATAGTCTCTATTGAAGTCATACGTTGGGTAATAACTGAACGTCATGTTAGAGATCGTCCAAGTTGAGTGAGTTGACCCACGTACAATCTTTCTAGGAACGTAGTCGTTATGACAAATGATTAATGTATCAGCGCTCTGAGTCCATACAATCTCTTTGATCTCTGCAGCATTATAAGGAACTGTTAGATAATCATTGCCAGTTCCGTTGATGTTGGTCTGTAATACACCATCCATGTAAACACGCATCTTAGAATCAACAAAGACAAGCAAGTATGTCTGTGTAATATTAAATTCAAACGAAACTAAGCGCACTACTGACTCTGTAATAGTATCAATGTACTTCATGCCTGGTCTGCGCTTAACGCCACCCTGTCCAAGACAAATAACATTAGTTAATGTCTCAGCACCTTTAGCATAACTCTCTACATCAATCCTTGCTGCTAGTCTTGGGTCAAGCTCTCCAGCAATAAACGATGACTGGGATGCGGTTGCTTTAGCCATTAGTACCTCGAATTAATTAATCTTGATCCCTCAAAGGCTGACGGGCCAATTGAAGGTGTAGATTGAGAATCAACAGTCTTGGCTCTTTGTAGTTGTTTGTCAGCTAGTCCACCATAATACTCACCCTTGGTTGCCGATTCAGTAATAGGGATAGCAAATACAGATGCTAGTCTCAGTTCTAGTGCTTCAGTAAAGTAAGCAGGCAAGAACGACTCATCTGGTTTGTATGTATAGTCCAGGATCATAGTCTCATTATCTGAATACAGCTTGTCAGCATAGATCTGGTAGTTATCGTTACCTTTATCAATATGTTGGGCCACTAAGAAGTCAGTAGGCAATTGATATGCGTACTTCCACTGGTTAGTAGGTTTGGCTGTTAGTCTTGACAGTGTTGCTTTATTAGATGCAAAGCGCCAAGGATGAAGTGTTAGTAAACTTTCAAATGTAGCGTGATATAAGTTGGCCGCAATAAGAGCAGCTACGGAGTCCTCGGTAAATGAAGCAATTGTGTTCTCACCTATTAACAATAAAGCATTAGACGCAATATCAATATCTGTGTAGTTCTTTACGGCTGACATATTACCTTCCTAAATTGATTTAAGAAAGACCCCTCGTGAGAAGGGCCAGTTTTAACTCAACTTACTTACGCAGTCTCGTCAATATCAACTTGTACTGTACCTGTCTTATCAACAACTACCGCACCAGCCTTAACTTTACCTAATGACAACCATGAAACCTTCTCAGGAACGTAGTTTACTTCAGTAGAAACATCAATACCTACAGCTAAACCTACAGCTGATTTATGGTATGCCCAACAAGATCGGATGTTAGAAGCAATTACTAAGCCACCTTCTGAACGAGTTTCAATCATCTTCCACTCAAAGCCCATGAAAGAGTTTACTTCACCTGACATCAATACTCGTAGGGCGTTGTAATCAGCAGAAGTGATGGTTGTATCATTCATCATCTTCTCGATTGCAGCAGCAGAACAAACCATAACGCGCCCGTCCATTGGAACACCAGCATCATTTAACTTTGATGCAGCTTCTGTGATCTTACCTAAAGTCATGTTAGTACCACCATTGGCGATAGCTGGTGGTGAAGTCACAGCCTCTAAAGCATCGATGATTAGTTGGTCAACTCTACGGCCCAAAGCACCAGCAATAGTACCTGCTAGTTCAGTTCGTTCGTCAAAGTTTACTTCAGCAGCATCAAAGATGTCTGTGTACTCAGGTGCAACATAGTTGCCAAGAGTACATGCAACTTTAGCATGTGAAACGTCCATTGCTGTAACGTCTGATTGAGTAGTACCACGAGCAGCAGCTGTGCCTTTGCCCATAGTACGGAAGTTATGTGTATCACCTACTACGCCTGTACGAACTCGTACTGTATCACGTAATTTACCTGCGCCTGCGAAGGCATGTTTTACTTCTGCGTCAAACTGAGCTGATGCCGAAGAACTTAAATTAACTGACATGTTAATCTCCTATGAATTAAAAAATTATCTTACTTTCTCGATTCAAGTGACCTATATGGGTTGAATCTAGTGCTTTAGAGGCACTTAAACTACTCATACAGGCCGATTAACGGGTATCTGTGGTTTGATTATAACAAAAAGCCACTACTAAATGTTATTAATTTACTGTCTAATTGTTTTTGCAGGTTCTTTACCAAAGAAGTTATCAAACTTATTCTTAACTTCATCTCTATATGCAGGGGATGATTGATATCTTTCATCCTTCATTAGATCGTATAAAGCTTCTTTAGTAACCGTATTAACTGGTTGCGCTGTATCAGGAGCTGAAACTTGCGTCTCTCTAGAGAATGACTTCATTCTTTCTAGTAACTGGAAGCCTTCTGCTGTGGTTGCCATTGATTGTAACGTCTCAAACTCATTCTCATCAAGATTGCCTTTACCCCATTGAACCATGTCTTGTATTCTTTGGTTAGCGTCTGGGCCAATGCGTTTCATCTCTGCTTCCATGTCTGGTTGTTCGCCTGCCATGCCATTTAGATATACACCAAGCAACTCACTATGAGCATCTTGAGATAGTCCTGCTGCTTGCGCCCACTCATTGAAGTTTGTCATTAGAGGATCGTCTGAAGGGATCTCTACATTCATTCCTTCAGGGATAACTGTCTCATATCCATCTTTAGGTGCGCCAGTGAAAGAGCCTAGCTTAGACTCTAAGCCGTTGTATGCTTGTGCTTGGTCTGCAATAGTAGCGTACTTACCAGCTTTAAACCAATCAGGAGCTTCTCCCTGTCCTGCTACGCCTTCTGATAAATACCAAGCGGAATCATCTGCTGATGGTACTTCTGTTGATACTTCTGTAGTTGTATCTGTTGATTCTGTTGTTGCTTCTGGTGCTGCCGCCTCAGATAATAATGTTTCTTCTTCCATAACTAGTCTCCACGATTGTTATATTTACCACTCTCTTGTCTCAATATGCAGGACTTAAACATCCTTACAACTGAGTTCTGACCTTCACGATAATAGCCTTGGCCTTCTGCTTGCCCAGGAACACATACCGCTGACTTGATGTATCTATCATCTAACCACTCAAGAACCTTCTTGCCGTCTTTGCTCTTGAATACTTTTGCGATTAGAGCATCAAAATCTTTCTGGTTGTCTATCATTGGCCCTCTGCAAGTTTCTGTGCCATCTCTGGATTCTGCATTGCTGCTTCTGCCACCTGTTGTTGCTGTGCTGCTTGTTGCATCTGCTGCTTTAACTCAGCCCTAGCTTCAGCATCTCTGATCAATGACTTATCAACACCTAATAGTTTAGCAATATGCTCAGGGAATGCTTCAAGATCTAAACCTACTTGCATTGCTTCTGGGCCTACCATGCCTGCAAACTGTACGAACTGTGCAAGCTTATTAACTTCATCCATATCTTGCTGTTGAGCAAGTGGTGAAATAACTTTAATCTCTACAACTTGGCCACCAACCTTAATAGGCGCAACCTTCTTAGCTTTCTCAAGGATATAGTAAGCACGTTTAATTAGCTTATTAATAAACTCAATCTGTAATCTGCCGAACGATGATCCAATGTCTGACATTAGTTCTTGTTGTCTGATACCAATCTCAGTAGCTGACTTAGTTGGGCCAGATACTGGACCTAATTGATCGTGATATAAGGCTTTACGAATGTTATCTCTTAGATCTCCTAAGATTAACTCTGATATATTAAAGTTACCACCTGATACTAACGGCTGCAATGAACCCTGCTGTCCTACTGGAACAACTGAACCAGGTGCAATGCTAATAGTCCAAGGATTAAGTACGCCATCATCTACTGCTGTGTAAACACCTGCAATTTCTTTCTCAGCATTCTTCAATACAAACTTAACAACTTCATTAGCTGTCTTAATGTCTGGTAATGCTGTCATGATAGGCCCACGTCCATAACGCTCGCCTGCTACCTTAGACCATCTGAACACAATCCAAGGACTCTGCTCAAAGTAATCTTCAAATACAACATGCTTAGTAGCTGATTCAATAACCACGAAAGTGTAGTTTTTCTTTTTGTCATCCCAGATAGTGGCTTCAATAATATGAACCAAATGGTCTGGCTTCTCTTGCATCATCTTCTTAACTGCTTCTGATGCTTTGCCCTTTGGCCAGATACGTTCAATATCTCTGACTGCCACTGAATGATCTCTAAATACATTCTCGACTGTACCGCCCGGGCCATCTTCAATAATAAGTTGTTTAAGTGGAACTGCTTTGAATCTTAATAGATCCTCACCCTCTCCCTCTTCTAATAGTAATGCGCCTGTACCTACAGCAAGATCAAGAAACGCTTCATTAGCTTCTGTAGCTAAATTAGAGTTATTGATATACGAGAATAGAGTGTCTGACTCTTTCTCTAGCTGCTTATCAATCTTAGTCTGTTGATCCTTTGGAACTGCTGAACCTGCTGACAACTTCGCCCACTTCTTAAATGGTGGTACTAATGTTGACTGTAATCTTGATGCAAATCTTTGTGTAGCAATCAATGCTGTAGAGTCATAGATCCTTGTAGTCTTTTTCGAGCCTGGTGTGTGTTGATTAAACACTTCACGTTGTGGTAGTGCGTATTCATAACACTCTTTCCAGTGTTGTTCCCATGATGATCTGTGTGCTTTAGCCGTCTCGTATCTTTTAATGATAGTTGCGACAGCTTGATTACTCTTGCTATAGTTTGGCATGTTTACCTTTTAATTGTTTACATCAAGTAATGTGCGTTCTTTAACACCCTTCCTTACCTTTCTAGCAGCGCCTGCTGCTTTCTTGACAGCACCAACACCACCACCAGATTTATGATAACCCTTAATTAATGCTGCGCCTGCTGGCGTACCATCACTTGCTAATTTCTTTACAGCATTTCTGCTTTTTTTAAATGCAAACCCCATAATCTTAACCTAGTGTGCTGCTAGATCCGATACCTGTCTCTTTATCTGAGATAAGTAGTGATCTACCACGCCTACGTCTGATACCAGATGAACTTCTTTTAGCTTTAACAAACTCTTCTTTACGTGTCTCACGATCTCTAAGAGCCTCCGCTTTAACTTGAGACTCGCTTGGTGGTGGTGCTTTTGGTGAACTGAATAATCCGCCCATAATCTTTCCCCTGTAAATAATTGTATAATTGTCTTGGTGTAATCACCCAAAAGGCTTTAACCCCAATTAGATGTTTTATTATATTAACGCATGTCATCATTCCCCGGAAAATAAATTTATTCTCCCTACTCTTCCTTACATATATCATCTTATGGCCTAATTCTACCATCATTTGTGGCACATTGTCTTCATGTGTGTACGGCATAACTTGTATCTCTAGCCAGCACCCGAGAGGGTCTATCATAACCCAATTAAAACCATCCCATCTAAAAGCAAAGCAATGTCTAAAACCTGATGTTGTGCCAATATCCCAAAAGTGAAACTGGCCGTGATCTACAAATACAACAAACCAATCAATCTCATTCTCTACTAACTCAGCCATTCAACCAGTCAGTGTTTGCCATCGGCTGTCTCTTTCCTGCTTCTGGTCTATTCTCTCTAAATGCAATAGCAAAGTATCTAAAAGCGTCCGCGAAGTGGCTAGACCAGTCATGAAGGGGGTGTGATTTATATACACCTTTCTTCTCATCAAACTCTTTACGGTATCGTCTTAGAGCATTTAATCCATCTTTAGTACCTGTCTTCTCAAAGTAACACTTAGGTAGTATTGCTCTAGCAGCATGAATACCATCCTCAACTGATAGCCTTGGCACTACTAAGAAGTTAATGCCTAACTTACGTGCTGTCTCTAGTCGTGACTTGCCTGTACCTAATTCTCTTACTGCAATATCATGTGGAGCATAGTGTCTGCCCATCACAGCTTGATTCTTCACTCGCCAGTCATGTAGATAGTTAATATAGAATCCTAAGCCTTCACCTTGATTCTCATAAGCATAAACAATACGCAGCTCCATACCAACTTGCTGCACAAACCATATAGAAGTCGCATCCGCAACACCTAAGTCCCAATAAGTATCAACAGGAATATTAGGCTCTACAGGAAAGCTCATGATCTGGCCGTCGTCAATAAACTTAGCGTAGTAAGCGCCATCTCTATTAGATAAGACTTCACCTTCCCAGACATGGTTGTATAAATCAAGGTTCTTCTTTTTAAGTTCTAGTCTCTCAGCTTCGAGCTCTTTAGGAAACCAAGGGTTGTCGTTATAGTTGACCTTGACCACGTATGAGTCTGCTGGGGGGTTGAGTACAAAGCGATCGTAGGTATTATCCATTTCATCATTAGGATTGAAACTACACCAGATCTCGGAGCCGTCCTTTCTTAAAGTAGGTATTAAAGTCTCCCAACTTGTGTAGGTAACACTTTCTGCCTCTTCGACCCATACTATATCCAGGCCTTCCATAGATTTAATCTTAGTGATATTAGAGCGCATCCCCTCAAAGATGAACCTGCTACCGTTAGTGCCTAATATCTGAGTCTTTTGTACTTCAAAGTAACCACCTAACCCCATACGTTCAATCGTATCACCTAGTAGCTGCAATACTGAGTCTTGAATAGATCGTTGTATCTCGCGCGAGCATAGTATTCTTACAGGGTTCTTCCATGCTGCGAGCACAAGTAGTTGTGCAATAGACCATGACTTGCCTGATCCTCTCCCACCATAAGCAATCTTATATCTATGTTGTTCTAAGAAAGGTTGGAACTTTTTAGTGAGTTTTATATCAACCTTCATTCGTAATCTTCTACGTCCCCACCATCAATGATAGTAACTATTACTTCATTAGTATTATCAAGCTTACCAGTTAAGTTAATGTCTTTAATATCCGCATACCCTCTGTCTTTTAATACACTTGGTGCAAACTTATTTAATACAATAGGATTACGGTCTTCAAATACGTGCCTAGCTATCTCATCTTCCCATCTATCTCTAAGCCCTTCTTTAGCTTGTTCTACTGCTTCTGCAAAGCTGTCACTATCTAATTGCCATCTATAAAAAGTGTTTCTTGCTATGTTTGCTTTTATACAAGCCTTGCTGACGTTGCAATAGCTAGTAGTATACGCATTGATAAACTTGATCTGATTATTAGTTAGTCCTGCGCCTATTACTAGTGGTAAATTGTCCATTATCCTATTGCGCCCTCTATGCCTTTGAATGATCCGTCTGTTGAATCAAACATGAATGTAACTTCCTGGTTTGTTCTATTTACACACTCACATACTGGATCACTCATACCTCTTTGGAAGAATGAAACGTATGTATATTCGTCACCTTCTATGATGATCTTATTGCTAATACCATTACCTACATCTTTAGTCATCATTATTAAAAATTGTTGTAAGTCATTCATTGTGTTCCTTTTGTGTAACCCATTGATTCATAATACAAATCATCAGGTCGTGGTAAATTTATATTATACCCTGCTGCGAATATATCAATTTGTTCTAGATAATCCTTAAATTCGCCTAACTTTAAATCTTTAGTTGATCTTAATGATGATATTGATTTACCCTTCTTAGTTGTTATTTGAATTGAACCTAAGAATTTATCAACTAATATCATGTGCATTTCATCTTTATGATATCCGGTCTCTGAGCTCAATATACTCACCCATTCCCAATATAACCGATTTTGCTTCGTTGATCTATTGTCTTTATCTTGTTTAATCTCTATAATAGCTTTATCCTCTTCTGGGTGCTCGCTAAAGAACGATACTATCATTGATTCGATAATATTACGTTTTTCTTTCTTGCGTTCAATTACTCTTTTCATTTTTACCTTTGAAGCTTTTAACAACAGAATCCTCGAACTCTTTTAATGATTTAATCAACGAATAAAGCTTATCTAATACATTCACATTAAACCTTTGCCAACTAAAATCTCTTGTGTTCGTTTCATACCCATTAGATGACTCAATAGTAATTCTTCTTTTTTATAATCACTAGGTTTTCTTCCGTCTAATACATCATGACAACTTGCACAACAATAAGCGCCATGAATATCCATAGCCTTCATTCCCATAGAACCGTTACATAGATGAGCAAATACAACTGTTTCGTTATCAGGGCCGCCATAGCATTCGTCTAAACGTACAGTACAAGATTGGCCTCTAGCGCTTTTTGTTATCTTACTCACTTTCGGACGTTCCAATCAATACACGCTTCAATAACGTCTTGTACTGAATATACAACAGCCACTGATCCTCCTGCTTTTTCAATACGTTCAATCATTGCCTTTTGTGTTAAACTTAATACTCCTGCTTTAGTTGTTGTTTTAGGTTTTTTAACCTCTAGACCATAATATAAACCGTCGTGAATAATTGTAATATCTGGTACGCCGGCTTGTACCCCTTCTGATTTTAATATCTTTGCTGTAATAATATTTCTATTGCCGCCATTTGGAACAGCCCAAAAGCATACTCCTCTTGCGTCTAAGTATTGACAAATTGCTTTTTGTACTTCGTGTTCTACTGATTTCATTTTAAAGGCTCTCTTAATAATTGATCGCATAATTGTAATGCGCTTTCAAGATAATGTTTACTAATTGATTCATCATCTACATCCATAGACTTAGTAATTAATATTTTTAATGCTTTAACTGATTGTTGGCATTGTTCTTTAGAGTGTTGTATATGATATTCTAAATCGCTCATTTTGATAGTATTTTGTCAGCCCAAGAGTGTTGTTTTTTACTAATTAATTGATGTTTACCTGCATTATACATTCCGTATAATTGTTCTAAAAATCCTGTTTCCGCTGCAGTTAATTTGTTATCTTCTTTTTTTAGTAATCGATAAATCTTAATATTTTTAGGTATCTTCATTCTTTAACTAGGTTTTGCTCTTCTTCAGAGAAATGTTTAGTTAAAGCATAAGTAATAAGATGTATTGATGGCTTATCTTGTTTAATTCGTTTATCTAATCCCTGAACAGAAATATTTAAAATACCTGCTACTCGTTTATTAGTCAAGCCTAGTCGTTTAAATTCTGCTTTGATGTTGTTATATTTAATAATCATAAGTTGTATTATAACATCTCTAGTTTAGTCTACGGTGTATAACGTTACTTTATCTATTCAATGACTGCCGCACTATCGTTTGCCCGAACATCATTTACGTTGTAAATAATCGTTCATCTCTCTACTTTAGCGTCGCGTTGCTCCTTTAGAGTAAAACTCTTTTTTAACAGCCAAGCAGGTGTTGCTCTTTTTATATTCGGTTATCAGTTGAGGTATGAATTCAGAGTAAAGAAATCCCTACCTGAAGTTAATCAAGTAGAGAGATTTACATTCGTATAAACAGCCTCGGCAATTTATCAGTTGGTAGAATCAATCACAATTATTCTACTTAGAGTTCAGCACCACTTAGTAATAAGTGCAAGGCTTCTGCAACTCTACGCTAGATTCTAAAACACTCCAAGGTTATTAACCAGTATAGAGGTCGTAAGGTTATAGCAATGCACTCTGGTATTGAGATGACTATAACCGCTTATCTAACATCAATCAGCAGCTTATCGGGACACGTTTGCCTTAATCTCTTTTAGTTTATACTGGTGTGAGTGAATCATAAAGATAGACATATCACCAGACGTATTCTAAGCGATAGTGTCATTGTTGAAAGAATATGATATAATATCTTCAAACAAGTGGCATCATCACTTTAGTTTAGAAGGTCTCAAGCAGTTAGTATCTACTTGGGACCTTTGCCTTTCTGAACCAGAATAATCTTTCTGGACTTCAAGCTTTTAAACCGATGAAAGAATTATATACTAGCAGTCTATATATAAGACTGCAAATTTATAATTTTCTTTCTTTTTAGTAAATAATGAAAATAAAGGTGTACAAGTGAAACCATAGCGTTATAATTACCTTACTTTTTAATAAAATGGAGAAACAAAAATGAGACCTTTACCTCTTGGCAGCACTAAATGTATTTGTTGTAATGATGAAGAAGTATTCACAAATATTGAAACAAGAACAATGACTAGAATGCAGCTTAACGCTTTTCTTGCTTGGTATGATCGTGCAATAGGTACCGAAAGAGAAGTTAACAATGTTGGAATTGATGAATATTATGTTGTATGTTTTGAGGTTGATTTAGCAGAAGTAATGAAGGTTAAAGTTCGCTGCGAGGGAATGTCATGATAGAAACATATACAGACCAAAGACGAGAAGTCCAGATATTAACACTTCAGCTTGAAACTCAAAAGAAAATAAATAAAATTCAAGAATCAATGATCAAAGATTATCAAGAAGTAATGATCCCACTATATCAAGAACGAGTTAAACGCATTGAAGCAATTATTGATGAGGCATTGAAATGAAATACAAAATAGGCGATAGAGTTTTTATTAAAACAAAACAAAGGCGTGGTATCGTTTTCAATATAACGACATCAAGAGTCGTTATTGATATTGATGAGCCTAATGTTATTTACTGCAAAGAAGAATCATTAATAAAAATGCCAGAGGTATTGAAATGAAACAGATACTATTAAACTGGACAATTTCATTAATCTACGCATCATTTATTTTAGCTAGTATTGGTTGGCTATTACTTGGGAGTGACGTATGATTGATGTTGACAACACCAAGCCAGAAGATTATATGCACGATTGTGAGCCTGATACATCGTCATACAGCGATGATAATGATTTAAGCATATCAACACTAAGCAAACAAGAATACGATGCTTATATGGCTAATTCTGATAACTTTTGTGAAGGTGAAATTGATCCTAACGAACCAACACCAAGCCAGATGAATGAAGAACTAAGACGTGGAGGTTGGTAATGACTGAATATATATTACTGCCACCAGACTGGATAGGCAATGTTTCACTTATCAAAGCA